AACCAGAAAATTCTATGCAGAATCCTCGCGGCCGAGTCCGCAGTAGGCAAAGTTGGGCTCGACCCAGGGCACCCGGTGCGACACGTTGTTCACGTCGATGCCATACTTGGGACACCTGACAAAGGAGGCCGAGGTCGGGTCGCAGCACTTTGTGCAGGTGTGAAAATAGTCGGAATTCGTCGAGTTCTTCTTGAGAACCTGCCGGTTCTTGACGTCATAGCGCGTCTCGTCGTGCGGCACCGAGTGCCTCTCATGATATTCAAAGACGTCATCGTCGGTCCATTCTCGGATCGGATAGAGGATCGTTCCGGCATTCTCGAGCTGAAGACGGTCGACCTGCAGGGGAACCTTTCCGACAGTCGGATCGTCGTCCGACGACTTGTGGCCCATGACCATGCAGTCCCACGGAAAGTTGTAGGTCCCGAGCGGACGAGAAAGAAACGTCTCGAGGGCGCAGAGAAACGGACGCCCCTCCTCTGGGACGATCGTCCCACGGGCCACCATGATGTATTCTGGCTTCTGGGCCGCCGAGCTGACCTGGTAGCATTCCATGATGTCGACCCGGCTCTCCTTCCCTCGACAGAGACTGACGGCAGACGGGGCATAGTCGTGGGCCTCGAGATTCCACTCGTCGATGATCCTGTTGATGAAGCGCAGCTTCTCGGGCATCCAGGGCTCTCGCCAGCAAACGACTGGAAGTTCTCTCTTCATGAGAAACTTCAGCATGTGCAGGACCACCATTGAGTCCTTGCCGCCCGACCAGAGAATGACCGGGTTCCTTGCCGTCTTCAGCATGCGGTCAAGAAAGTCGACCGCGACCTCGACCTTTCGGTCGAGCGTCATAGGGCGAGGGCCGTGATTCCTGCTCCGGCAAGCTGACCGCCCGCGCCGATTCCGGCTCCCATCAGAGACGCCTGATTCGAGGCGGCCGCGGCGCTCGCGGCATTGGCGGCCGCCGCGTTTTGCGACCTGCGGGCCATTTCCATCTGCGACTGCTGCTGGAAGGCATTCGAGGCGTTCTGTGCCTGGGCCCCAAGGTATCCAAGGACCTGCTGCTGATACGCGTTGCGAAGATTGATGTTGTCGGCCGAGACCTGGCTGACGATTCCGGCGAGTGATCCGGGATCGATTCCGGCGACCGGCATCGGGTTTGCCTGGAGATATGCGGCGACCCGATCCTGGAGTCCCTGGCGGTTCGCGAAATAGTCGCGGCGGCTGCGGTCGGCCAGTGCCGAGCGGGCAAATCCAGACTCGGTCCTTGCCCCGGTCCCGACCACGTCAGAAAGTCCCTGGCGAAGCCACAGGTTGGAGAGTTCTCGGCTCGGGCCTCCCGCAAAATCTTGCTCGAGCTGCTGGCGCAGACCCGTCCGCATCCTGGCGGTCTCCGGGGCGAGCTGGCGCTCAAGAGCCTCTGAGTTCAGGGCGTTGATGACGGCCTCGCGTCTTGCCGTCTCCTGGAGATACGGGATGTCGGCGCGCATCGTCTCTGGTGTCGCCCGAACGGCCGCCTCGGCGAGTCCCCTCCCGAGAGCGATCTGTCCCTGCAGACCCGCGTTGTATCCCTCAAGCGGCTGCGTGTATTGAACTGACGGAGATCCTCCACCCATATCGGTCGAAACCTACACGGCTCCCTCCATCAAGTAAATCTCTCTGTTCATCTTTGAGTATCCGGTCTTCTCAATCATCTCCGTGGGAAATGTCTTTCGGGTCTCATCGAGGGGCACCCCGATCCAGCCCTCGCCGCCATGGTTGAACTGGGCCACGGCCCTCCACGCCGAGACCACCTCCATGATGCCGCGTGGCGTCGCGACCTCGGGATGAAACGCCGGAAACGCGACCGGGAGATAGACGATGTCGGCATAGCCGAAGGTCTTCTCGTCTCGCTCGAAGGCGACGACCTTGCCGTTCTTCCAGTGCCCGATCTCGTGGTCGAAGGTCCTGGCAAACTGCTGCATTCTCTTGAAGTCGTCGGAATACGGGTTGACGTCGATGAATCTGGTCTTCATGATACAGATGTGGGTGGCTGGGGTTCTGGCGGGATGGTCGGCAGCGTCTGCGAGGTCGAGATGCTGTTTGAGAGCGGAAGCGGAATCTCCGAGGCGAGATCCTGGATGAACTGGTTGACGGTCGACGTCGAGTATCCGGTCATGGCACACGGAAGACACTCCTGGGTCGGCATGTTGGGGACCGTGATCGACGAATAGAACGACATCGGAAGACGGTCGGAGAACGGACTCACGAAGGCGTTCGGAGTCGTTCCGTTGAAGAGCGTGACTGAGGTTGCCTTTGGCATGGTCAGGTGCAGGGAAGTTCAGTGAGGGCGCGGGCATTGGCAAGGGCGAGCGCCTGGGTGTCAGAGTTGACCTGAGAGACCGTGCCGCGATGGCGTCCGGTGACGTTCACGGTCTGGCGCGTTTGAAGAACGGCTCCCGTGGTCTGGTCGACACGGCCAAATCTCTCATAGGAGTCCGTGTTGCCATTGTAGGACGTGAAGTCGCCGGCAGCAAAGAAAAAGGTCCCGGTCGAGGGAAGCATGAGGGCTTGGACGGTCGCATTGAATCCCGTGCCCGGATTGAACGCCCCGACGGCCGCTCCCAGGGCCGTCGTCTTGACGATGCGAGGAACGGCGACCGAATTGTATGTTGTGAAGTTGCCGCCAAGGATCACGGTTCCGTCAGAAAGAATCAGGATGGCTCGGGCCGCGGTGTTGAGTCCGGTCCCCACATTGTAGGTCGAGTCCACGGTCCCGTCGGTGTTGAGTCTCACCAGATCCTTGGCAGAATTGGCGCCGTCAAACGAGACAATGATCTTGCCATCGGCCTGCAGGGCCATCGAGGCGAATCCGGGATCGGCGACCGTGACCTCATACGGCGTGAATGCCGGATCCTCGACGCCCGTCGTGAGAAGCCTCGCCACGCGGACCTTTCCGGCGACAGACTCGTATCCGGCCGCATAGACAAGATTCCCCGTGATGGGGATCAGGGCAAATATCTTCGTGAAGCCCGTCGGGAGATAGTCGGCATCTCTTGTTCCGTTTGCCTCGATCAGAACAATTGGCTTTGATACGGCCACGGAGTTGTATGTGGTGAATGTTCCACCGACGATGAGAGATCCGGCAGACGTCCCAAGCGCCGTGGTGTCCACCACAAAATAGGTGCCAGAATCTGGCTCGGTGACATGAAGCCGGTGGCCGGCCGAGGCGGCCGTGATTGTCACGGTGTCGGTCAAAACTGTCGCAACGAACTGGGCATCTGCGTCGACGGCAAGCTGGATCTTCGTTGCGAGTTGCGAGGCCGTGTCAATGTTCACGCCCTGCTGGGTCACAAGAAACGTGAATCCGGTCGGGTCTGTCCCATCAACTACGTCTGCCACGACTCCAATATAGACATTCGTGATGGTCACCTGGTTTCCGCTCACGGCCGCCGAGAACTGGGCATCCGCGTCGACCGCGTTTCTGAGCTTGGTCGCGACCGTGTTGGCCGAGTCATTGTTGTTGATGTCGACCTTCAGGTTTCTTGTGTATCCCGTGGGGGCCGTGGATCCTCCGGAGTGCGCGAACCAGACCGCCACGGTTGTCGCGGCCGCGTCATGCAGCACAAAATATGCCTCATCAAGAGATCCGGCCACGTCGGCAAGGGTGGTGACTCGGGTGATCTCCGGAAGACCGGCCGACATGTCTACCTCAAGCAGACGGCCACCCGACGGAGCTGCTGGAGGAGTTGAGGTATTGTTGTTGTCCATCCAGACGCGGACTGGACCATTGGCATCTCCAAGATCAAAATACTTGCCACCACTGCCAGACGCCGTTGCGACCTGGACAGTCGAAACCTCGGTGAGTGCCGACGGAAGAATGCACGCGGCAGTCGGTGCCGTGTTGAATCCGGTTCCAAATGTCACGGTCGTGTCGAGCGCCCCGGAGGATGTCAGTCGGGCGATCCGGGTCCGCGCGACATTGTTGTATTCGCTGAATTCTCCGAGGGCGTAGATGCCGTTGCTGTCATTGAGCAGGACGTTGATCTGCTCGGAACTCGGCTCGGCTCCAAAGTTCGACACAAAGCCGTCTCCCTGCGTGAAGGTCAGGCTCCTGATGCCGCCGGAAGTTCTTTCGGTGATCTTGCCCTGGTTGGTCGTGTTGTCTCTCCAGAACTGACCCCCAAGGATGACGCGGCCATCAGACAGTCTCGTCATTGCCAGGGCATCATCGTTGAGTTCAGAATAACAGTGGCGGGTCACGGACTGCACCGAGTCATAGTAGCACGGATAGATTGTCCTGAGGTAGTCGGCCTGCGCCTGGGCGGCCGTCTGGGCAGACGCGAGAGCCTGGACATCGGCATCTGCCTGAGAGATTCTCGACCTGTATGTCGAGGTGGCCGTGACAGTGAGCGGCCCGGTCGTGACAGACCCCGCCGGGCAGGTCAGGGTGACGGTCGAGGACCTCGTCGAGGCCCACGCGTTGCCGCCGACCTCATAGAGATCCTCGAGAGGCACGAATCCCTCTTCTCGGCTGTAGATGTGGTTCTGACCGTCCTCTCCGACGAGACAGACCCTGGTCTCGTCTTCCTCGCAGCGACCCTCTGCCCGCTCGGCCCACGGTTCCATGAAGAGACGGATCGACTCGACGGCCATCTGGCCGCACCACCGGACAAGAATGCTGAAGGCCTTGTCGATGTTCTCAGAATACTCGGACTCGCAGGTCGGGCAGCCGTCGGTCGGCAGGGCATTCTCTGTCGTGACCCGTCGGCTCTGTTTCTTGAGTCCGTCGAGAATGTCGAGCTCGGAAGGCGGAATGTCGGCCCCGGCAGAGGCGGCCGTGATCGGAGCAATGATGCGCTTGCAGAGAACTGGCTTGTAGGCACCGCGAATTCCTCGATAGTCGGCCGTGACATAGGCGTCTCCGGCGATCTCCATCAGATTGATGTCTGCATACTGGAAGGACTTGAGATCATGGCCGTCTCCCATGAGGCGGGTCTCAAACTCGCAGAAGATCGGCCTCGTGAAGTCGATCCTCGTGAAGTCGCTGCCCAGCTCAAAAAAGGTGTCTTCTCTCTCGGGCATGAACGCCTCCCAGACGTGGTTGTGACTTCCATCGGACAGAGCCCGGTAGTCGACCGAGGCCGCGAAGGCGCGCCGCTTTCCGTTGATCACCGGGGATGCCCACTGGATCGGGCGGATCCCCGTCCACACTCCAGACCACGCAGGGATCTTTTCAGAAGAAAATTCGCTCAGGGGAGAATAGTCGAGCACAAACGTCTCAGAGTTGAGATTCTGCCCGATCGGCATCGACATGAGAAGGTAGTTCTCAAAGCTGAGACCGCAGATCATCGACGAGTCATCGTTGAGAAACTGCTTGCTGAAGGCCATCTCGGCGTCTCGATAGTTGATCTGGCTCGTCAGGTTGCTCGAGGCCGC